CATTTTCATTAGTAAATCAGCCATGTTATTATAATTTTGTTTTTTTTATTTTATATCTTATAAATATAGTCTTATCAAAAATATTTCTATTTACTTTGTCGTTAAAAATTAATATTCATTATTTATATTCCTTCTTAATTCCTCCAGCAGTAGAATAAGTTTTAACTATATTATCTGGTTTATCTTTAAAATGCTTACTTATCTTTTCTACATTCTTTAAATCATCATCTGAAAAACCTATTTTAGGTTGCTTTGGAATGAATTTATTACCTATATCTTTTTTAAGAAATGCTTTCTTATTAAGTAAAGCAGCTAACCCTTTAACGTAGTCCACGAATTCGTCCATCGCCATAACTTTTAATTCCTCAGGACTTGCTGCACTTCCATCATTACCAAAAGAAACAGGATGATATCTGTTAAGTTCTAAATAAGACCTTATTAAATCATCATCAGACATATCTTCCTCATCAGAGAACGTCCTATATTTTTTTAGGTTTTTCACCAGTTGGTCTTTATCTATACCACCAAAACCATTGATGATATAATTATAAACCGCTTCTTTTAACGTGTTTGGATTATGACCTCTTGCCGTAACAATTGAAAAAACTGAACCGTTGTTGATAGCTTCTTTAAAGTCATTAAATGCTGGTCCTTTTTTAGCGGTCATCGCGTCAATCAAAAAGTCTTTATCTCCCGTGGTTCTGAAGTTTCTAAAAGCATCATCTGCAAAACCCACAACCATCTCACCCTTATAATCAAATGGTTTTTTTCCAATGTCGTGTCTATACTCAGCAAAATCATCAGTACTCATACCTACCTCATCACCGTCGTCAGTCTTTAAAACTATTTTAGTAGGCATATGAACAATATTATCATCCCAATCGAATGCATAATATTTCATATCTGGTGTATGCTCTGATTTAAACCCTTCTACTATTCTTCTCATATAGGCTAAAAGGGGGAGATTAACTCCCCCTTATTTTTTTATTAGATATTTTCAAACGAAGCTCCTGTTGGAGTGATTAAGAACTCAATGTCGATGAATTCTAAAGCCTTCGTAGGTTTTAAGTAAATTTTACCTGTAAGTGTATTTCTATCTAAATCTTCAGGAGAAGATGAAACTGTTACACGGAAATCGTATAAACCTCTGTCTCTTCTGATAGAATCTAAAATTGGATTAACACTGTCTAAAAATTGTTGTCTAACGATTTGGTCGTTTTGTTCAAACAACAATCTTACAGCCACCGCTGAAATTAACTTACGAGCTTGTAACAACAATCTTCTAACATTTAATCTGTTAAGAGCTGTGTCAGCAACTTGTAAAGTTTTGTTACCCCAAATTACTGTTCCAACATCAGAGAAAGTTGCGATAGGGTTAATTCTACCTTGATACAAAGTATCTCTATCTTCTTGAGTTAGTTTTTGTCTAGCTTTAATTGAATTTACAAGACCTCTTGTGTAACCCGCTGATGCGAACCAAGGAAATGCAATGTTATCTGTTAGAGCCAAGTTTCTACAAACTTCACCTGTTGGTGGTAAGTAGATTTGCGTATTGTTAACAGTATCTCTTGTTAAAATCCAAGGATAATAAGTTGCGGTATAGTTAGAATCAATTCCTGTATTATTTAAGTTATCCACCGCTTCTTGAGAATAGATTACATCATATTGACTTGAAGCATCAGGAGTATACATATTGTAATCAGGAGTTGTTACGATATAAACCGAATCAGCTCTTTGGTACTGAATCATATCAATCGCCTCTTCACATAAGTTAGAGTTGTTAACATAATCAATACTTGCAGTTGCAAAAACATTAATGTTAGTAGATTCAGGGTTTGAGAAAGTAAGAATACCAAGTAAATAAGCGTAATAGTCTGTATTTGCAAAATCTTGTGTATTGTTTTGAACCACAATTCTTTTGAATAAACCTTCACCTGTAGCAGCTGGATATCTTGAAGAAGGATAAGCTCCCGCTAAATAACCACTAGCACCTAATTGGAATCTATCTTGGTTTGTTCTATGTTCATTATAGATATCCCAACCATCAAATCCACCTGCAAAACATACTGTGTACTTTCTTGAATAAATAAAGTAGTAAGGGTTTTCTTGAGTTTCTGGGTCTGTTCTAAAATCAGCGTCTCCACATTCAAACGCTGTTTGACCACTTGTTTGATAAGTGTTAGCAATTGTTACAACCGTAGCACCTGAGTCCATATGGAAACCTTTACTAACAATGTTCCAAGGAACCGCCTCTTGAGTTGGATTACTAATCCAGCTTGTTGGATTTTGTTTTCCTTTATATTGTAAGAATGATTCATCCACACCATATTGTGTTGAAAAACCTAAATAACTTCTTCTTACAATATCACCAGCAGATTCTGTTGTATTTGCCGCTCCACCAAAAGGAGGGTTAGCAATTGTTTCACCTGGGTAAAAATATTTTGTTTTATATTGAATGTAAGGTGATGGATATTCAGAAACATTATAATACTCTCTTTGAGTATATCCACGGAATCCACAAGGTATTGCATCTATTGGAGCTGTTGGTGACATCTCAATCATAACATACTTTGAAATTAAAACGTATTCTCCGTTTGAAGTACCAATCTTAACACCAATAAAGTTGTTAGATGCTGGGTCTAAATTACAGTTAGTAAATTTCTCAATAACAACTGGATTTGCATCTGTATCATAGAAATTTCTAACTAATACATCAAAAGACATATTATTAAAAGAAAGATTTGCAATAGAAACTTTAACTTCTGTGTTAGCAGCATCTCCATCAGATATTGAAATAAATTTAAATAAATCATAAACCTTATTACCTCTTAACTCAGATACTAAGAACGGAGTTTCAGGGGATTGATATCTTTCCAAATTGTACGCAATTGATGTGTTATTTTCACTTCTAGCATCTAGTAAGTCAATTAAATTACAATTAATTCCTCTAATATATCCTTGAGAATATGCGATATTTAAAGATGCTTGGTAAGACTCCTCAACAAACACAGGAACCGTAAATCTTGATTTACCAAAATTATCAACACCAAATACTTTTGTAAGATACTTTGATGAAGAAGCTAATAATGATGTTTCAAATTGGAATGTATTATTATCATTAGTAACACCTGATATTAAGAATGTACCATAAGGGTTTTTACTTACACCAGAATACGCTCCATCACAAACCATAGTTAAACCTGTAGTTTCATAAATTGGTCCGTGATTTTGTGAATCAGAATTATTAGTAAATAAAGCAACACCTCTTGAACGTAAAGTTGCAACAACCATATTGTTATATGCTGAGTATGCAGTTCCTGAGAATGAATATGTGTTACCTGATATCGTACCTGTAACAACATCACCGTTAACCGATAAAGCGTTAACAATATAATCAAAAGAATAACCTGAATAACTATCATCTGAATAATTTTCAAAGTTAGCATAATACCAAGAATCGTTTCCACCAGCACTTAAATCGTTATATTCGATATCACCATTTCCTGGTACACCATAAACATCCTTAAGATTATAATATTGATTAGTTAATGAAAACCAATCTTCAGCCGGTATTGAACCATACATTACTGAAGTGTTTGCCGATAATGTTGTTGAATCAGCAATTTGACTAATATATGTATTAAAGTCAGTTTGTAATGTTGAAGTACTTCCGTCTGCTAATCTGTATAGAACATTCAAATTAGCCTCCACTTGTGCAGGTAATTCTGTTGTATCTAAGAAAGTAATTGTGTTTCCAGATGCACTACCTGTAAACGCCGCAACAAATGGTGTTGCCGCAGAAGATGATGTAAACCCAATAGTTAAAGGGTCAACATTTGCTGTTACAGTGATACTCCAAGATGGACCCGCATCATATCCTGATAAACCCAATACTCTTGTTACGAATAATTGGTTTGATTGTTGTAAGTAAGATTTTGCGATATACGCAGCTTCATACTTAGGAATTTGTGTGTTCACAAATTTCACTGGTTCTGTACCACCAAAATAGGCTTGGAACTCATCATAGTTAGTTATAAAAATTGGTTCGAAAGCGGGGCCCTTTATTGTTTCCCCAACCACACCTAAAGTCGTTACACCCACACTTTGGGCTACGAACGATAAGTCCGTTTCAGAAGTGTATACACCAGGTGAAACGTACACCTTTTTGTTTGCTTGTGCTGTTGCCATTATTAATTAATTCTGTTGCAGATTTATTTTAATGATAAATATTCATTAATAACACAAAAAACTTGACTTTTGAATATGTATTTGTAAAGGGTATGAATTAATTCTGCCTTTTTTCTACCTATGAAAATAAAGAAAGAAATAAAGAACTTAAAGATATCACCTGAATCTCACGAGGTATTAAAAAAATACTGTGATAAAAGGGGTATTAAGATTTATAAGTTTGTCGAAAATTTAATTATGGAAAAGTGTAAGGAGAAGAGAGATATCTATGGTGAGGGTTAGACTAATTTATTTTCAAAAATAATTTTTCCATCTAAACTATTGTCCTCTTTAACTACCTGTATTCTTAAAGTATCGTTGGTTGTAATTTGAATTAAATTAACATCACTACCATAATAATCATTATTGATGTAGACGTCGTAACTTGAAATGTTTTCAGTCCCCACTAACTGCATGTTTGCGGTAAAATCAATTACATCAACCAAGGTTGTATTTCCCGCAACAAATAAAAAATCATTTTTAAAATCATCAGGATTTTCGGGGAATTGATGTCTTCTTTTGTTCAATCTATTATTATCTATTTCAAACAATTGTGTGACTCTTTGAATGGCTGGTTTAACTTCAAACTCTTCTTCATCAATAAGATATCCTAACATTGTAAAGTCATAACTTTGAACATAATACTTTCTTGACTCCAAACTCATTTGAGATTCATCTGAAACATTGTTCATAATGATTGGAACGTATTGTCCTTTAATAAACGTGTAGGCTTGTCTTGATGAAAAAGTTTGCATAACAACTTTGTTAAGTTGATTTAACTCTCTCATTCTATTACAAATGATTTTTACACTATAATTGATATCAACAGGAACTGGTTGTGGTATTGTATAAATGTCCATACCTTGTTCGTTACCGTTCCAAGTTGGAACTGAGGCATAATAGAATTGTTTTCTATTTGGTATTGTATATTGTAGTGATGGGTTTGTACCGTATTTAACTTCGGGACTTCTAACAACTGTAATAAAAGGTGGAGAAGGATTATAATCTAAATCAACAAACAAAGCAGTCTCAACATATTGTGACCAGTTTTGAGTTGTTATGATAATATCAACCATTGGAACAATCTTCCCACTTGTAACAACTTTTAAATCTTCTTTAACAAAATCTAACATACCCCTATCCAAGTCGGCATGTAATACTGACTTAGGCAAATATGTACCATCTTCCTTAATATACTCAAGAAGTTGTTCTCTTCTTTCCGAAAGAATTTTTTTCGGAACTAAGGGTAATGTTGGTTTAACTTGTTTTGGAAATGCCATTATATTCCTCTAAATTCATTTTCACTTACCCATGTTGCTGTAACCGTTCTATAGAATGGTTTGTAACCACCGTAAGTATGTTTATTGTCGGACTTAACAAGACCATCATCAATTACTGTATAATATCTAACTCTGTCTTCTGTCTCATAATATCCAAAATAATCCCCAACAAAAATATTAACCTGAAGGTCATCCAAAGTTTTTTGGTAAATTGAAAACTTCATATTACCTGGCTCGTTTTGAGCAACTTTAGAATTACCCAAGTTTTTGTTAGAGGGAGCCATAATTTGAACCAACCCTTTCAACTCAACAGGAGCCAAGAATTGTATACCATCTTCTAAAACCTCACCATAAACAGCATCCGTTTTGGTCTTATATCTATCAATTCTATAAAGAATAATTGTAAAGTTCATATCACCTAACAACCACTCCTCACCCATACCAATATCCAACGTATAATCTTCGCCACCGAAGAATTTACCTAAACGAGTAATAGGGACTAATTTTTCCATATTGATAAATACTTTAATTATAACTATATTTAAAGTAAAATTTTTTATGAGGATAAATCCAACAACCAAAATTTATGTTAAAAGTAGCTCAATTCATGGGTTAGGCGTTTTTGCATCTGAAGACATTAAAGAAGGGGAAATCTTAGAAGTCTGTAATGTAATTGATATGGGTATGAGATTTGGAGAATCTAGTCACATATTAATTGACTATAGATTTAATTGGCCTCAAGGAGGGAATTCTTGGGAAAAACAAGTGGTACCAACAGGTTTTGGATTACTTTATAATCACAGTAATACCCCAAATGCTGCGTGGAGGTCAAATCTCGAAAACAATACATTTGAATTTTACTCTACAAAAAATATAAAATCTGATGAAGAAATTTTTGTGTGGTATGGCGACATTAATTATTGGAATGACGGAAGGACCCACACTAATGTTATTTAATTAATATGGAAGTTAGTTTAGAATCAAAAGCGATGTCCTTGTTGGAAGAATACGAGGGAGCCAACAACTACATTCTTGAGCTTAAGAGGAAGTCACAGTTAAATAAAAAGTTTTATCCTACAAGGAGTCAATCCGAGTATATCATAAACAATCACGACAAGACTCCTAAAGTGGCTAAGAAGTGGGTGGTTCTTGATGCTTATTTTGCTCAGAGATTAGCAGATGATAAACTATACACCACAATACCTGAAAAGGTTTGGGTTGAGAAATTACTTGCGGACAAAGAAAAGGCGTTTCACATTTGGGGAAAAGTTTTTGATAATGAAGAACTTCATGATTTTTGGTTACCTAAAGCGGCAGTAATTAAAGATAACACCGTAAAAGATGTTGTTATCAGTTATGAAAAATATTCTAAACGACCTCCACTATCACACCAAAAAGAGGCAATACAAAAACTTGTTGAAAACAAGAAATACATTTTGGCTGATGATATGGGTCTTGGTAAAACTACCTCAACAATAATTGCCGCTCTTGAGAGTAGAGCTAAAAAGATATTAATTATATGTCCTGCGAGTTTGAAGATTAACTGGCAGAGAGAAATTGCAAACTATACAGATAGAAGTGTTTATATTTCTGAAGGAAAGAACTTCAGTCAAGAACACGACTTTGTTATTATAAATTACGATATTATAAAAAATTTCCACAATGTTAAAAAGAAATCTGATTCGCAAATTCTTGGAGCCAATTTTGATTTGGTGGTCGTTGACGAAGCACACTATATTAAAAACGGTCAAGCACAAAGAACAAAACTAATCAATGACCTTGTAAAAAAAGTTGATAGACTTTGGTTGTTAACCGGTACACCAATGACCTCAAGACCAATGGACTACTTTAACTTATTAAGTTTGGTTGATTCGCCCGTAGCTAAAAATTGGATGGCATACGCCATCAGATATTGTAGTGGATATCAGTTTAATGCTGGTGGTAGAAAGATATGGAATGTTACAGGTGCCAGTAATCTTGAAGAATTAAGAGACAGAACCTCTGGTCTTACCTTGAGAAGATTGAAAGAAGATGTTTTAGATTTACCTGATAAGATTATAACACCAGTATACCTTAGATTAAAGTCCAAAGCTTATGAGGATATCATGGGTGAATATTATGATTGGTATGATAAAAATCCTGATGAATCAAAATCACTTACCGTACAATTTACCAAATTAACAAAAATACGACAAGTAATTGCCGATGAGAAGATTAGTCAAACAATTGAACTTGCGGAGAACATTGTCGAACAAGGAAAAAAAATCATTATATTCTGTAACTTCACAGACTCACTATCTAAAATATGTGAACATTTTGGAAAGACTGCCGTAAGAGTTGATGGCTCAACACCAAAACACGAAAGACAAAACGCTGTTGACCAATTCCAAGACAATGAAAAAATTAAAGTGTTTGTTGGTAACATCAAAGCTGCCGGTGTTGGTTTAACATTAACCGCAGCTGAAGCCGTTATTATGAATGACTTATCATTCTTACCATCAGACCACTCACAAGCCGAAGACCGTGCCTACAGATACGGTCAAAAGAACAATGTATTAGTTTATTACCCCATATTCGAAAACACAATCGAAGGAATTATCTACGACATATTAAATAATAAAAAACAAGTGATTGCCACAGTTATGGGGGACAATCAAAACACGACAGATGCTGCGGAGGAAATTCTCAAGAGAATTCAAGAAATGCGTCGTTAAATAAAAAACGGATTATTTATTATTAGATAGTCCAATAATATGAACAAAACAGAAGAGAAAATTCAACTAACAGAAAACAAAATAATTGAATCAAAAGTTGAAGAACAAGCCAATCAGTTAATTACTGAAATGAAAAAAATTGGAATAGAAAAATTACCCTATTCCTACTCAGCCCTTAAACAATTCATTGACCCAGAGACAATGAACTTTCACTACAACAAACATTATAAAGGTTATGTTGATAAGTTAAATGATGCTCTTTCAAAGAAAAAATACGGGGACTTAGAGTTAGAACAAATTATCAAAACGATAAGTAGGTTCGATAAATCAATCAGAAACAATGCGGGTGGGGCATTTAACCACGCATTATTCTGGAACATGCTAACACCAACACCAAAAAAATTAGAGGGTGACCTTTATAAAAAAATTATAAAAAATTTTGGTAGTTTTCCCGCATTTAAGAAAAAGTTTGAAGCAATTGCCAAGGATAGGTTTGGTTCAGGTTGGGTATGGTTAGTTCTTACTGCCAATAACAGTTTAAAAATTATGTCTACACCAAACCAAGACAATCCGTTAATGAACGTGATTGAGAATGGTGGATTTCCACTTTTAGGTTTAGACCTATGGGAACACGCATATTATCTAAAGTATAGAAACAAAAGAGATGAATATATTGCAAACTTTTGGAAAGTTGTGAATTGGGATTTTGTAACCAAAATGTACGAAATGAAAACTAAAACAAAGTTAGCTGAATCGTTAGAATTAAAACAACTTATGTCTGAAGGAAAATCGGAAGCCTGTTCTCCTGAAAAAACTGATTTCTACAGAAAGTTATTTAACACCCACAAAGAAATTGAAACAAAATACAGAGCAGGTATTGAAAAAATTTTAATCGAAGTATTCAGTGACTTGTATGTTTCAAATCCACCAGAGGGGGAATTACCAGGAATATTTAATTTAGAAAATAATGGAAGGTCCGTTATTAACAAGTTGAATACAAATTACACAACATTCTGTATTTTACTTAATGATATCAATCAAGTGATTAAAACAATCGAAGGTAAAAAACCAATTGTGTTTAAAGGTAAAACCCCAAAAGAACAAGTTAAAGAAGTTGTAAGATTTGTTAACGCTTTAGACCATTTTAAATACAGAATATTCGATACAAAAAGTTTAACATTTATTAATATAATGAGAACTTTAGAAGAAAAAAATGCAATGGGTGATAAAAGAGAAGAAATAACGGCAACAATATTAAGAAGATTTTTTGGTAAAGATGTTAAAGTTGAACAAGTTGGTAAATTGGGTAGTAAAGAAGATGCTTTATCAGGTGTTGATTTAAAATTAACTAACGGAGACAAAACAGAAACCGCACAAGTAAAACCATACAAAGTTAAAGTTGTTGATGAAGAAAAAGGAACAATTACACTTTTTGGTACCGGTAAAGTTAAACATTATTATACCGATTTATTAATTTTTCAAAAAGGAAAAAACGTTTTAATCTTTAATCAAAAACCTAAAATAATGGGAGGTAATTATGTGTTCCCAATTGATGCGTTGAAGTTAAATATAGAATAAACCTTTTTAAGATATTTATTTGATATGTCAGTAATACCAGAACCAGAAAGGTCAAAAATATACACTAGAATTAAGCACTTATTAGGTGCTCCATTGAGAAGTGTTGAAGTAGAAGATGAAATGATGGATTCACTTATGGAACTATCTATTCAAGACTATGAGGAATATATTCTACAATGGTTAATTGATAGTCAATGGGTTAACTTAGTTAATCTTAACATGAGTGAAAAGTCTGTTGCTAAAGCCCTTGTTACAAGAACAATGGATTTTGAACAACAATTTGCATACTCATATTCTAAAATTGTTGGACTTCAAACAATGGGTCCTTGGGTTTTAAAGAAAGATTATTTCATACTTGAAAAGAATAGACAAAACTACGAAATCCCTGCGGGTCGTGAAGTTAATGAACTTTTATGGTTCAGTAACCAAGATTGGACAGCATTCGGTTTAGGTGGTGTTGGTGGATTTGGAATGGGTGGTGTTGGTTTAGGTGCCAATGAAGCAGGATTTGCTCAAATGGGTTATCAGGGTTCTTATTTTATGATGTCAGGTTTTGACTATCTAATAAGAATGCAAGAAGCTAATATTCTAAATAGAATTTTGGGTGGTTCGTTAACATATAGAATTACCGGATTACCTGATGGCAAAAAGAATGTATTCTTATACAATACTCCTGGTGGAAAATTCAACTGGAATCAATATAGTGATTATGAAGGAAAGGCTGTTTGGTATTGGTATTATGATGTAGGTCCTGATGATAGAGCCGCTTGTTTAAAAGCAAACAAAGATATTATCAAACTACCAACAGACGTACCATTAGAAGAACTTACTTGGGAAGAATTAAATGTTCCCGCAAAACAATGGGTTAGAAGATGGTTTACTGCTTATGTAAAAGAAACATTGGCAAGAGTAAGAGGAAAATATAGTGGTAATTTAAAAACACCAGACTCTGAAATAACAATGGATTATACAAGTTTGTTAACTGAAGCAAAAGATGAAAAATCAAAATTGTTAGAAGAACTAACAGGAGCTGAAGGTTGGTTAACAAGATTAAGACCCGAAAAGGTAATGGAGAGAGAAGCACAAATTGCAGAGAATTTGAATAAACAAATGAAATTCAGAGCAATGCCTCGTCAAATATATGTAATCTAATTTTATGGCTATAGTAAGAACAATACCCTCAAGAAGAATCATCAACGGAATGCAAATCAATACATCTGAAATCTCTTTGGTTTCTGAAGTTGATTACCGAACAAACGGTGAAGAATGTATTATTGTGACAAATATACCATTTTCAGTTGTCGTTCTTGATTCAAGAACAACTGACCACGTTGTGGTTAAATCTATGACACACCTCACAATCAGACCTGATGTAGGTAAGATTGATGAGGATTACGATGAAATTGTAATGGACAGGTATGCCTGTGTTGAATTTAGATTTGTTGGTGGTACTTGGTATATCTTATCAAGTGATGGTTTAAAGAATTCTTAATTTTTCTTCCCAACCTTCTTCAGCCAAGTCATACATATAATCAGGTTTTAAACCTCTTTTATCCCAATAACGTAGTTCCGCTTCAGTAATATCCATAACGTCTTTTTGTAAATCGTCTTGGTCACCCTCACCTAATGGATGTCCATTTATTAATTCACATTGTGATGTTGTAAAAATCCCTCTATCTTGTGGGTTATCAACAATCAAATGATTTCTAACCTCATCTTGAAACACGACCATCAACGGTTCAATTCTTTTATTGAATGTTGTTATTGCTCTTGGAACATTATAATCACCTGTTAAATCGGGGTCTTTATCCAATATATCTTTGTCCAACATATAACAATTAATCATAACACCATCAGTGATTGGTTTTGCCTTTGGGTCATTATATTGATTAACTAAATTAGTATCTTTAATCTGTTTTGCAGTCATCTTCTGAACATCTCCTTGAGATGATTTAGTTCCATTATTAACATACATAATAACATCACCCAAGTTTACATTTAACTTTTCCTTGATTGCTAATTCCATGTGAGCCATTCTACTCATACTATTACCAGCTTTAGTTTTAGTGTTTAGTCTTTTGGTATAATCCTCAAGGGTTAATTTAACCTTTGCTCTCTGTGCAATTTTACTCAACGGAATTTTCTTATCGTAAATCATTTGAAGATACTCATAATAGTATTCCACAAACGCCTTACCATTACCTTCCAATAACATTTTAACACCTTTATCTAAAAACGCCTCAATATACAATGGAAGTTTTTTTGACTTAATACTATTACCTGTTAGTTTAATTTTACCCTTGGCATCCATAACCGCATAGTTCTTACGAGCCAAGTTAATACATGACGGCCATACCCCATCGGTATCAAGAGCCATCTCACCTCTCATAAAGATATCGTTATACTCCGCAACATCAGCTTCAGGACCATAATACTCTTTACCCAACTTCACCTTCCAATTCAATCCACGACCAACGTATACTCTGTCTTTGGCATCATCAGGAGTAGAGAAGTTCACACCATCCGTATCCATTACCAAAGGAACATAACCTTTAGTCATAAAGAACTTAATCATCTGACGAAGGTATTGTCTACCCGTACAAGTAATCTGTTCTCCCATATACATGTCACCCCACGCATACACTTGAGGCGCGGACAAAGCTCCGAACATCGAGTTGATGAAAATCTTAATCGGTAATTGTTTGTTACCGTATGATTCAGATTTCTTACGGTCAATGTTATAATATTCCTCAGCGAGTTGTTTGTATTTGATACGGGTGTTACGGAAATAACTTAACATTCCTTTCATCGCACCTGTGACATCACAGTCGGGGAATACATCGTGTACGAGCTGAATAGAGGGGTATAGAGACGAGAAGTCGAGCTTTAATACATTCTTACTATAACCAACCTTAAGTAGTCGAGAAAGACCTCCTACGAAGTCTGTCTTGGATTCTTTGGCTGGTATTGCAAGTCCATGTTTATATGACCAAGCTAACATCAACATCTTCCATAATGTTGCCGTACCCATTGTGGATACTCTCTCATAAGTTGTTGGAATCATCGCAGCAAGTAGGAATGAACCTTGATTAAACTCTTGGTCAACCTTTAATGTTTCATCTAAGTCATCGTCAAGATATCTCTCAACAATATTATCTCCCGTTGTTTTAATATAAACGTCAGTTCTCTTTTCACAAATTTCATCAATCTTTGGGTCAACCTTTGCCTTTCTGTAATTACCATTTTGTATGTTCAACCAATAGTCCTCTTTGTTTGTATACATTTTACCGATGTTCTCGTGGTCGATATACACACGGTCAGGAGCTTCGGCATTAATGAACTTTGTGATATACTTTAAACCCGCAGCTTTAATACTCGAGTTAATTGCCTGAGCTCTACGAACAGCATGGATAATATCAATTACGTTATAACCCCAAATAGATGTCTGAACATATTCTTCCACCTCATTAGCAAGTTTTAACATACTATCCTTTCTTGTAAATGAATGGTCGGGGTGTAATGATTTACATATCTTCTTTGGGTCGATACCTAAGATTCTACATCTTTCAAATATCCAATGCCAGTCGAAGTTCGCTGAGTTATACCCACCAATAATACTTGGTTTGATTTCGTTAATAATCTTAAAGAATTCAATGATGGCACCCATCTCTTGGGATTCATCCATACATTCGATAACCTTGTGATAACCCTTATTTGTTTTAATTCCAATCATGAATATACGACCATCCTTCGGGTCAAGGGCGGTCGTCTCTAAGTCATATACAAGTCGAGTCACTTCTTCATAGTTCTCAAAACCTTTGAATAGTCTTTTTTCTTTGGAAATTAAATATTGTTCTACAGGAGGTAGAATCATCACTCTGTCCTTTGTCTTATCTCCCCACGGGTCACAACCACCGTCTCTAAAGAACTGAATAAGTTCTCTATAACCTTTAAGGGATTTAACCATGTAGGTCATACCTTTCTCTAATCTCTCGTTATCGTGTGTTTCTAATTTGTCTATAACAATGCCGTGTTTGGTCATTGCCTCTTTCTGCAATGCTTTGGAATCATTATAGAACTTAATACCACGTAAATCTCCTACCCACGCAAATGGTGTGAATGTATCTTTACGTATTTCTTTTCCTTTACCAGGGATTTCTTTGATTTTGTAAATGCAGTTTTCGCGATAGTCGTACTCGATGGCGACAATAAATTCTTCAGGGTCGTTTCCGTGTAGGAACGATTCAATCTCTTCGTCAGATATCATAATATATTTTTTAAAGTGGTGTATTAGCTTTCACGAGATGTGAAATTTACCTTCCTTAATAAATATAAAAATTAGATTCAATTAATCAAATTAACAACAAGCAGTTTCAGAAATAAAACTATCTTGGATATTAATAAACAACTCTTCTCTGATAGGTAAAATTAAACTACCTTCATCATTTTTAATTAAGAATTGACCCTGATATCTACCAGGAGTGTTTGTATCCATAGCAGTGAATTGATAATAAATGTAATACTCAGTTGGAGCACCGTCTTCCGCAAAGATAAGAGGGACAATATAACAAGGTGCTGAAACAATCTTGGGTATACCATTGTATACATCAACCATTGAGAAAAAAATAGTTGAAACTTCTAAGTCTTGCATTAACTGAATATATCCAGCTCTTCCGTCTTTTACAACCTGCATTTTTAAAACAGGGAGGGTTGCATTTTTCTTAATATAAAATTCCATAACAATAAATATATTGTTATGACTCTTTACGTAAACCCCCGTCGTAATGTTCGAATCTATTATGTTCAGTTGGGGTTAAAAGTAACAATCCAGGATATAATTCACCTTTTTTAACAAGTTGATACATATGACTCATCCATGTTTGTTCGAATGGGTGTGCCCATGTTGTATCCAAAAACATTTTCTTATTTCCTTCTCTTGTCACAATCTGAGGCCAGTTACAATAGTAAACTTCACCTACAGCATATGGTAATCCTTTATGTGATAAGACAGCATCGAATCTACTTTTTGGTGCATTTGGGTCTAATCCCATTTGTGGAAGTCTTGGTTTACCAGGCCAGAATTCATCTCTAACGTGTTGAGGTACATTATACCAAGCCCATTGAGTTCCATTGTCACCATAAAATTCTGTGTAATTTAATTTTAAGAAATCAAAATTTTCTTTCTTAACTATTTCTAAAGATTTTGTAAATAAATTTTTAACAACTCTATTGAATCCATTTCTACACACTTCTCCTTCTTTAGGGTAGAAAAACATGTCGTCTTCAAAGAACAAGTAGAAATCTAAATCCTGTTCATTAAAATGTTCAGCAATCCACTGTCTTCCTCCACAAATACCTAAGTTATCTTTTTTGATGTGTTCAAACCCATGTTCTTCACATAACTTTGCATATTCATCAAATGTTGAAGTATCTGACGAATTATCTAACAAAAATTTCTTTGTCTTTAACAGATAATCATTATCGTAAAGTTTCATTGAATTAATCAACGTTTCAAATTGATTTGGGCTATTGAATGTTATAACATATAATCCAACCTTATTAGTATCTAAATTAGATTGAGACCTAAGAATTACAGATGTTTCAGATTTAACTTTTAATTCATCATTCTTCAATTCTTCAAAGAACCTACCAATTAATCCGTTACCATCGATTTCAAAGTAATTAATTAAATCACTGTGTTTGTAACACATTATAGAGAAAATAGATTCTTCAGTACCCATATAACCTTCTTCAAGTGTAGTTTTCAATAAACTATAATAGATACCATTTATGTCTCCAATTGAATCTTTAGGTCCACCAAAAAAACCTCCTCTAGCAACTTTAGTAACTTTATCACCAGCATACTCGTTTAGTTTACTATAGTTAAATCCATGAATTTCAGTTTCAGCACCATATGGAAAACAGATAAATGAGAACTTTGTAATATACTTTGATAACTTATCTAAAACTTTATCGTGAGTGAAATAACCTGGATGAACAGTATTAGTTAATCCACCATCAATCCAAAACAAATGTTGTGAATTGAACTGGTCCATTATTTTGGCATCATTAAGTAAAAATACTTTAGACATCACAAGAGGGTTATAGTTTTCCAATCTTGCTTGTGTTGATTCTTTTAACCAACCTACTTGAGTAGACCAAGTCTCATTAGTTCTGATTTTTTGAATCATATCAAAAAACTCATTATTCCTAAACCAGTCTAAAGGTCTTGTGATAAATTGAGTGTTTTCCCTACTTCTTTTACTGAAGACAAAGTCTTTTAATTCTTCGTCTCCAAATATTATCATGTTGTTATCAACTTCTAATAATTGTGAAAACTTATCCAAATAGTGTTGGAAAGGTCTTGACCAACCTTCTTGTAGTTCACCTCTACCAATGTTCCATATTCCTGTTACTAAAGTTATATTACTCATAAATTCTATTAAATTCTTCTAATATTCTATAAAAACTTTTATTGTTTTGGAACAACTCTTCTGAGGTTCCTTGAGGTGCGTTGTCTCTACACCACCAAATGTCGAAATGTTTTCTTACAAATAAATCTCTATTGTTAACATACATTAAAGTTAATATTTGTTCTTCGTGAGGTAAACCTTCATCTTCAATTAAAATCTTATCTACATAACCCTCGAACATATTAACAATAGTATCCCACTTATCTCTATGACCCCCAAATAATCCACCAATAATATGAATACTTCTATCATATTCATTATACCATTTTGGATTCACAGTACCTGACCAATAGTTTCTATCATTCTCTTTACCCCACAACATAAACTTATCGCCAGTATCTTCTATTAAGTGTTTTAAAAATTTGTTATTAAACAAATCACTTTCATAGAATCTTCTCATTGGATGTTTATCGTATGTTAGATATTTTAAAGGTATCAAACCACAGTGAGAAAGTCCGGCATCAATCCAATAGTAGTAATCATAACTTCTGTCTTCATTCCACCACCAGTTCAATTTAAGATATTGTATTTCAATACATCTATCACCTCGTTTAATTGCATCAACATCTTTACGAGAATTAATCAAATCTTTAAATTTAGATTCGCTAATATCAAAAGGTTGAAACTTAAGTTGTTTTTCTGATATATTATTTTCCGTGTAAAAAAATTCTTTTAATGATTCTATCTCTCTTTCTGAAGTGTAGCAGAAAAAATCTGCATCTGTCATCTTCAATAGTGATAATAAACTATATCTGTAATGTCCTCCCCTTGCAGGTCTTCCACCAAATTCTGTTCCATTTAAATCACTATAAATTGCTGTTATAAATTTAACCGACATTATATGGTAAATGTTTGTTTTCTTGTTTTATTTTTTTGTTCTCAGGTTCATTAAGATAAGTATGATGAATCTTAATTGGTGAGTATTGATTCCAATTATACGTTTGAGTATAGAAGTTATTATACATACCATGAGAAACATCAGAATACGAATTTTTTTGTGGTGCAATTGGTAATACTGGTGTGTAAGATTGTAATACAGGATAAACGTGTTTAACTAATTGTTCATCAATAGGGAGAACATAATCACCGCTTTGAAATGCATATTCTTTGATATTTTCTACAAGTTCAAACGACGACACATCGTAGATAAGAATATTAGTTGCAAATGTTTCAGTTAATCTATCGTGAGGTTTTGGTGGTAAATTAGTTAAATCTAACAACATACTATATTTTTCACTGATGTTGACAGGTCTATTTAAAGTCGGAGCCAAATTCATAACACCAAACTCAATACCCTCAATTTGTTTCTCTAAATCTTCTATAAATGATTTTGCATATGGCATGACATCACAATCATCCTCAATAACCATCACACGTTTATACCCTCTTTCTTTAGCAATGTTTATAATTCCTAAGTGAGAAAGGGTACAACCCATGTAACTATTTCTATTAACCGCTTTGAAAACTTCATAGTCCCAACCAAGATAGTTTAGTTCAAATTTAATATCTTCTAATCTATCTGGTCTAATTTCTAAATTGACTACGAACTTTGGTAATTCATTGAATTTCATTAACTAACGTGGTTATGATTTAATTGACCTGTTAATCTATCACACCAACCTTTTGATTCTGAGTGTGGCCAAACAACCCAATAAGCTGGTAATTCTGTTGTTTGGAATTCTCTCCAAACTTTACAATATCCATCAGGGTCTCTCATGAAACCAGCAATTTCATTTTTATCTGCATCCTTTCTGAATAAAGTTTCGTCTTTATCATTATGGAATGCAACAACCCAAAAGTCATAATCTTTCTCAGGAACACTTGAATAACCAACGTCAATACAATGTTTGTATATTGTTGCAAAACTGGCCTTCCACTCTTCTTCTGTTTCAAAATTATAAGGACTTGGTGGATATTGTTTATCTAAACAATGTTTATCAATTGCTCTTTTTTCGAACAATAAACCTGAATATTTTTCATAATCTTTTAATGTTCTAACAGTACCAAATCCATAAGGACCATCATGACCTTCTTGAGTCTCACCATCCATACCAAATAACTTTCTGTTTGTTAAGTGAGATATTCTATTCTTTTCACCCCAAGTCTTATCATCATCCCATTGTTTAGTTCTACCTTTACGAGTATACTCGTGGTAAACTACAGGGATGTGTGGGTGGAATAAATCATAACCCCATGTGTAAGCTCTTGCGGCAATTGAAATCTCTTCTCCGTGGAAATAGTATTCAGGGTTATGTTGAACTTCAGTTGAGAACTCTCCTAATGTAAAGCAGAAATGAGCCGAATAAAATCTTGCGGTAACAGGTTTCTTCATTTCTCTCCAGCCTGGAATTGTTTCGGGTAGAAAGAAAACAGCACCTTCAGGAATAAACCTATCAAAGGCCATTCTCCAAGCATCGGTTGCTCTACCTGCAGGGTCATTATCAGGGTCAAAGGATGGTACATAACCCGTAAGTAGAGGTTTCTTATACCCATCCTTTTGTAACCCCTTTATCATTTTAATTAAGATATCATCCCAATCTTTAACAAATCTCATGTGAGAATCAATTTGCATTGTATAAGTCTCACCATCATATAGTTGTTGAGTTAAATTTCTTGCCCAACAAACACCTTTAGCGTCTTGATATGGAATATCTAAGATTTTAAATCTTTTGTCGTTTCTGAATTCGTCGAGGTTATCAAAACCATCAGTTTCACTGAATTGTCTTGCGATTGAGAAAACCAAATTTTTTGGTTTCTTAGCATTTGCAATCATATCTTTTAAAGTAGGGATTAACTGTGGGTCCCTATATGATGCGATTTGAATAAAAATTTTGCTCATTAATAGTATTTTGTATTAAAAATAAAAAACCCTCCACAAAAGTAGAGGGTTTTAATTATATTATTTTTATTATTTTATTAACAAAGATTACTTGATGTAATAAGACCTGAACCACCCGTTACTTGATAGAATCTTGTACCGTTAGAGTAATATCCATTAGGTGCTGGTGTGGTCTTAGATGAGTTAAGGTATAATGTTTCTCCAACATCAGGTCCATCAGCTTGAGATGCTAAACCATAAATATTTTGACGTGATGCAACACACGCATCGTTAGATGTTGCTCCTGTACCTAAACTATAAACAACATATGTTGGTGTTGAACTTGGTGTTAATGATGGAGTTGGTGTTAATGATGAAGTTGGTGTAGGTGTTGGAGTTGCCAAACAAACGGAGATTGCTCCTACAGTACCTTCGCTATCTAATTCATAAACATCACCATCATAAACATAATATCCTGCTAAATTAACCTCAGGACATAATCCTGAAGAACATCCGTAAAAGAATGTATTATTTGAGAATATTGGGTCATTACCAAATATTGTTGCGGTAAGTGATGTATAACAAGCATCAGAAGATGTGTCTTCACTGTGTGGAACAACAAATCTATATCTTGTAGGTTGAGGGTCAGTTGGTGATGGTGTTGGTGTAATTGTAGATGTTACAGATGGTGTATTCGTTTGAGTTTGTGTATTAGTTGGTGTTTGTGTTGGAGTACCTGTTGGTGTTCCAGTGTTAGTTGGAGTTTGAGTATTTGTTGGAGTTTGAGTATTTGTTGGAGTTTGAGTATTTGTTGGAGTTTGAGTATTTGTTGGAGTTTGAGTATTTGTTGGAGTAACACTTGGTGTTGGTGTATTTGTACCTGTATTAGTTGGTGTTTGTGTCGGTGTTGGTGTGTTTGTTGCAGTATTAGTTGGAGTTTGTGTTGGAGTTGGAGTTACTTTTGGTGGAGGGAACACACCTAAATCAACTTCAACAATACTTGTTGGAAATGCTGTTGAGTAAGTTGTATCTAATAACCAAATGTTTTTTGTTTGGTTTGGTGCCAACTCAACTTGGTATTCCCACATTGCGTCGTCACATCTTTGATAATTAAAGTTCACAATTGTTGAACCCGTATTCGTTAGTGTATATTTGCTACATGCCATCTTAAATGTTATTTACTAAATAAATACTACGATTTTCTCTAATTTTATAAAGTAATCTTATTTTATTTCTTAATTAAGATTTATGTTGTTGCAGGGGTTTGAGATTAGTCGGTGTATTAGTTAGAGTTTCCGTGTTTGTTGAAGTTGTTAATTATTATAAAATAATTACATTCTGTTGAATACATATTAACTCAATAATCCCGAAAGATAATCAGAAGTTAAATCAGTCCAAGTACCTGCGGATGTTACACTATTCCATGTCCACGCAGAAAATCCATCAACTTGAACATAAGATTCATAACCATAATCTGTGTTTATAAAAATACCATTACACAAATATACTGGATTTTCACTAACATATCCTAAAGCCGCTAATGTTCCTCCTGTAACTGCCGCTGGTAAATAATCATATAAAAATTGATTAGCGTTATTTCTAATAACTCTTGTAGCATGTACCATACTATCACCATATGTCATTGCTGATAAAGTTACTCTTTCAGGCCATAACATATCTTGAAGATAATAAAATTCATAATCTCCAGTTCCTGACCAAGATGGAAAGATTGGTTGTGTTGCACCTGATGCAATAACTTGAGCGATTGCTCCAGCAACTGCACCGCAAGTTGTTGACAAAGTAGTACCACTAACGTTACCTTTACGATAGATGTAACCTACATCACCATCAAGAGTAATTCCAATATGTGGTGTACTTGAAATAAATAATGTTCCTCCAGAAATTGTTGAACCTGTTGTTATATGACTTGCCCACGCTCCCAAACCAACTTGGCCAACAAATGGATAACCAGCTAAACCTCCTGACATAAATGGCCCAAGAAGAGAACTCATCGATGCAGGAAATTGACCAATATTACTAACTCCTTGTACTACTAGAGCATCAACATCATCAGAACAAATTCCTTCAGCATATACAATATCTTCAGGTGCAAACCCTAATGATTGCATAAATCCTGTAGTATATGAACCCCAAAAACTAGATAAAACAGAACCTGTAAATGTTAAATTAACAGTTTCAGTATACGCCGATTGAGCTGGTGCTGGTTCAGGTATTGTTATGGTATATTCTGTTTGATATTCAGTGATGAATAAATCGTACTCTCCATATGGATATTCTGAATAATAATTAAATGGAACTATTTGGGTACCTAAACTAATTGTTCCTCCAGTTACTGGCTTAAAAACAGTAGGATTTGATGTTTTTCCTATTAAACTGTTACTTGAGATTCTAACTCCTTCTATTGTTGACATATTTTTTTATTTATAAATATTATGATTTATTAAAATTTTTATTTATTGA